AAGCGCTTGCGCAAGAACGTCGCTTGCTCGCGTTTCTCCACGATGACTGCTTCAGTCTTCATGCCCGATCCAGCTGCCACGCATGCGAATTTGTTCTCCAACTTAATCCGACACCCATGCGTGAACACAAGTCCATCATCCCCGTATACCAAAGTGGTACTTTCCGTGATCCCAGCTTGCTGCAGAGCCGCCAGAGAGGTGGCTGCATTGACGTACCCGTTGCCAGTGGTGGTGGTAACCTCACCACTCCAACGTTGTCCCTTCACCTGGCCTTTGACACCGTATCGCGTGAACACCCTCACACTAGTGTTGGCAGCAAACTCGCGGACGAACCACTTTGGCGCGCCAAGTTTGTAGTAAAACATGGCTTCATGCTTACGAACAGCCGCGGGTTGGGTCCCGTCGTTGTTCTTGAAGTCGTTCTCGAAAGCCTGCCCTGGGGTGTGATGAATGATATCAGCGATCTCGTCTGCGGTCATGCCCACGCAATAGATGACTTCATTCCCTGTGTTCTTGGGATTCTTGCGTGACAGTTCCTCTGCAATACGGCGAGAAAGGTAGAACACAACGGACCCCATGACAAGGTTGTACATGTCGCCACCCTGGTAGACGACACGGGGCTGGGATCCGTCGTGCTTGAGTAAAACCTCGGATTTTGCGAAGACAGTTTTGTCGTTGTACCCGGGAAGGGTGAAGTCTTGCGAGTCCAGCAGGGCCTGTAGCCTCTCCCGCTTCTGACCGCTCATCTCAGTGAGATAAGCGTCAATCATGTTCAAATCGAGCCGAATGACTTCGCGCTCATGGATCTTGTCCATAAGCAAGGCATGGCCCCGTAGGAACTCGGGGCCAACGTCATCAGCAGGAGCATGATCACACCGTTTACTAACAGCGTGGAGAGTGGCAGCCTCGGACTGCGCAACAACCATCACGGGCACACCTTCGATAAGCGCACCCTTGATAGGGTGCGCCGTACCTTGGGGCTCGGTCGTCTTCGTGACATTGACACTAGGTTTAATGTTGCGATAACACACCTCAGTCGTGAAGTTAAAGGGACGATTGCCGGTAACCCCTCCAACCAATGGTGTGGTTTTCGAGAACTCGTAAGTGAGTTCTCCGAACGTAATAGTTTGTGAC